ACTAGCTATAACCGGATCACCTAACTCCAGTAGCTGTTGCCACATAATGTCCCTAGGCTGTTGCTGCGTAGGGGCTGTATACCACACTTGACCCTTCTTAGCTTGTAGCGCAGATACTATTAGTCTCCACGCTGCTAACATACTCTTACCTGTTCTACGACCTGCAGCTATGACTTTGAACCTAGAGTCATCAGACCAGACCTCCTGTTGCCAGGGTAATAATTTAATCTTCAGGTCTGACATCTACAGTCTCGTATTCTACATCAGTTACTTCTTCATCAATGACTTCAGCTTTAGCATCACCAACCATTGATATCTGTATGTTCACGTTACCTCTACTTGCGTCCTTACCTTTTTCAAAATAGGACATGGGTAGTACACGATCAATACACATCTTAAGACATGCTACTTGATCTTTATCCTCATCATCTAATGCCTTCTTGATGATAGTATTTATTACTGTCTCACCACTTGTTGCTAACAATCGTGCATGAAACTCTTTGATTCTTGCAGCTTCACCTGGAGGACGACCAACAACACCTCGTTTCTTTTTAGCTTCAACCTCTGTCTTACGAGGTCTACCTCTTTTTCTTTTTACAGGTTTATCTTCAAGGGTCAAATGATTATCCTTTATTTAATTATTAATACTATGTAGTAAAAGACGATGGATAATAGTAATAATAATTATAGTTTGTTCTTAGACTACATAATAAAGCAGTAGTATACCATACTTTGAGGTATTTGTCAAGTATTATTTGCATAGGTTGTATATTACCAGGAGAGTTTTTTTGTAGGGAACACCTACTATTTAGTTCTAAATGTCCATTATCCAGATCATATCCTAACTTATTGATTCTAAATGTACATTCTTCTTACTATTATTTATTAATATATGCAGTATTGTACCTATTTTAATTACCTTTTTTTTGTATCTGTTAAGCACCCCCCCTAACTAGGCAGTCTGCATAGCCCCACCCCCCCTATCTGCTTAGCCTAGTGAGAATCTAAACACGAATCATTCTCATTTGCATTAGCATTTACATAGTTGAGTGAGTCTCATTAGCATTTGTGTATGTGTCGGCTATGTACCCTCATGTGATGTTATATCATATCATTTAAAAAAGATCGAGGGGGTAGGTATGTTATGTTATATCATATCATTTATAAATACTAATGAGAATCATTCGCATCTAGCTTGTTCCTGGATGTGATGTTATAACATATCATTAGGCGATACCCTCTGAGAGGCTCTGAGAGGCCCGCTACGGGCTTTGGGCGTGTCGGTAGGGGGTAGCCTACCCTATGACCCGATCGTCAAAAGCCTTTAAAATCAATAACTTACGACATGTTTTGTGATAATGTATCATTGTTATGTTATAACATATCATATCTCGCCCATATATATATAAGGTATATCCTATATTCCATTTGGTTATATGCTATATTCCAAATTAATCTAAAAAAACGCTTGACTCTCGCCGACAAATCCGGAGAATGGGAACCATACCAAGTCTCAGTAGCACTGGTAGTAGCGAAGGGTAAGAGTAGCACGATAGCCACCTAGGTGAGCTTGAGCCGGAGCCGAAAGGCACTCAAACCCCAAGTGAATCAACTGTGAAAGACTTGGGACGGGCATAGGAACACTGGAGACAAAGCCATAGGTAATTTGTTTAAGGTGTCAGGTTAGTAGCTGTTACAGTAGTCGTGTTAAGGTAAACAGCGAAGTCCCGATCAACACAGTACAGTAAGGCACAAAGCTTATAACATAGTCTGCACATTGTGAGAACTTAAGAAACACATAGAGCAATAACTATATTATAGGCTAATGCCTATAAGGTTTTTAGTCAGAATCTTACAGGGATTAACAACCAAAAAAGGTAAGACATGCCACACTATATTGAGTACGATGAACTAGCTAGAAACGGTATAAAATACTTTGATAGGAATTTTTGTACAGTGATAGCGCTCGCTACAATTTGTGATTTATCTTACAGGCGAGCATATAAAAAATTAGAGAGAGAAGGCAGGAAAAAAGGAAGGGGTACTTATCCTTTTGAGTATCATCAAGCAATAAAAAAACAGGGGTATCGTGTTGATCGTGTTGATTTCCGGAAGGATGGAGTTCGCACGTTAGCACAAGCCCAAAAGAAATACACTAGTGGTAAGTATTTGGTCGAGACTAGAAAACATATTTCCGCAATAGTAAACGGAGACTTGAACGACTGGACAAACCCAGAGAAAACCAACAGATTCAAGAAAAAACAACGAAGCAGAAGAGAAGTTGTAACAGTTCACAAATGTATTTACGAAGGTAGAACCCATAAAGGAGAAATTTAACCATGCAAAATTACATTACAAAACAACCATATACAGGTAAAAACTTTGTAGCTCTAGCTATGAGTGGTTACGAAGATCCAAACTTTTTAACCTATAGGCAAGCACAGGAAGCGGGGAGGCAGGTTAGGAAGGGCGAGAAAGGAATTGGATTGATGAGGGTAGTTACAATTAAGAAGAGAAACAAAAAGACGGGAGAGTTAAAGATGGCACAAGTGCCGAAGTACTTCACAGTATTCAACATTACTCAAACTGACGAAGCATAGGAGAAATCTAAATGAAACTTAAGCAAATCAAAAGCAATATGACAGAGCTAACCCTTGACAACGGCACGAGGGTTTTATTCAGCTATGAGACACCTGTAGCAGGGTGGGATGATGACGGAGCGTTCCGGACTATGGAGCACTACTCACCCACCACCACCCGCCATATCAATCAATATCTAGGCGGTAAGGATGTAGGGTACAAGGTGTGCCAAGCATTCATTAATCAACTGGTAGGCTAACTGATGAGAGCTAATGCTCGAAACTGTCGAGAGACAGTCTTAGTCAAACAACTAGAGGACAAATATATATGACAAAAGCAGACGTAGTTATTAAAAAGAAAATTATAACAACTGACTCTATCGAGTGGCACTTGCTTTGGTTTACTGATGGCAACAGGGAGTCGTATCAAATAACAATCGAGGAGAGCACAACAGAATCACACCTTGAAATGTGGGCGGTAGATGAACACACCGATGACCTATGCTTACATACGTCGTTTGATGTGAACACAAGGGGTAAACTGGTGGACTTTTTTAGCGAGTTGGACATGGTTTCTGACTGTCTCAAGGCGATAGGCTTTGATGTCGAGGAGTCAGTTAAAAATGAAGGGTGGGACTAATGGAGATCACAATCAAATCTAAGGACGTATACGGGCGGACGCTGTACTATCCGGCATGTGAACGGGCGGAGTTGTTCGCCCGTCTTACTAACAAGACAACGCTCACGCCTGAGACGCTGGCAATAGCGGAGCAGTTGGGATATACTATCAACATTCAACAACCAACATGGAGGTAGCACAATGAAACAACAGTTATTCAAAAAATTAAATGAGGTTAACTGGCTGTTAAACTTTGACTCCAACAAGGAGTTAGAACTAGACTATGAAATGAATTATTATCAACGAGGATGGCAGTTAACTTTAGATTCAAAATCTATTTATAATCGAGTTAGCGGAAATGAAATGATGGCTTTTCTTGATGGGTTGATTCAAGCCGATAAACTAAATTGTCAACGTCTAAGGAGTAAGTAATGACATACACAGAAACCAGAAAGTCTTACAGCATTAGAACCAAGAACGGAGAACCTATCATCACGTTCCAAGATGAGCACGAGGCGCTGAGGTACTGGCGAGACATCGAAGAGCTAGTGATGGAGCATGGACACGTGATGTGCGCAGATGAGACAACCATTGTATCGAAGGAGATAGAGTTATGAGTTTTGATTACGGAGACGCAATCTTTAATGAGGCTACCGAGGAAGCCGGTGGCTACGTTGTATGGGTAGGGCATAGGGGAACCCTCTATGATGAGGAGGTAAGGGCGTGTGAGGCTTATGACGACCTTACAGAGGGGCTTACAGATGAGGAGATACTACGCCAAGAGATAGGTATGGAAGTCATACCTGTGTCAGAGATAACGGAGTTGCTTTGGAACAAGGCAGTAAGTGTTCAACAATAAGTGTATGAGATATAGGGGTAGGCTATGAAGGATGATTTATTAATGTTATTATTTCTATTGGTGCTCGCAGGTATTCATGTGGGTGTATTGTTATGGATGGTATGGGGTGTGTATTATGTTATCTAATAAGGCGGGTCAGAAGAGAAGGCAGGAGTTGATGGACAAGCACAAGAAAAAAAGAGGAGGCTTTTACTTTACAACTGAGAGTCAACTCTGTACTATGTATAGGACGTATCGTGTAGACAGTGCGTTGGAGATGTATTTGTTTAGACCTAACAAGGAGGTTGTATGATGAAGTTTGAAATGAGAGAAACCAAACCGATAAGCGTAGAGGAATTGAAACGTAAACTTGAATCAGTTGGTTTGTATTTTGATGAGGTTGAGTGTGGTATCGAGGGACAAATCTGTTTAGTTTTTGACACCAACGACAAGGAGTATTGGAATGAAGAGCTATAAGTTATATGTTGATATCGAGTACTTCAAGGAGGTACAGGCTGAGAGTTATGACGATGCCTTACTGATAGCAGAGGAAGCAGTCCATGATGACTTCTTTGAGTGGGAGTGCGTTGACGTTCGTCATCATGCTGAAGAGTTGCAAGGCAGACCAGACGAGAAGGACGCACCACCCAGAGGGATCGTGTGATGAGTGAAACACTTACAGAAGAAGAAAGGAAAAAACGAAAGCGTTTGAGGGACAAACTATGGTACGAGAAGAACAAGGCACGAAAGAAAGAAACTGATAGACTGTGGCATGAAGCTAACAAGGAAAAAGCTAGGGCTTACAGTCGGGAGTACTATGCCAACAACAAGGATAAGTCTAGGTTGCGTTGCGAGAAACGAAGGCAGATTAAGATACGAGCTAGACCATCTTGGTATGAGTCGGAGAAGGACGAGATTAAAAAGTTTTATCGAAAGGCTAAAGAGTTGGGGTTAGTGGTTGACCATGTTGTTCCATTGAATTCTAAAGTAGTATGTGGTCTGCACACCTTATCTAATTTACAAATGTTAGAGCCTGAAGAGAATAGAAAGAAGTACAATTTACATTTAGAGGAGTTAGTATGAAAGACATGACACCGTTCCAATGTGGACAAGAGGATTCATTCTTTAATCGTGAGCTTAACCCTCGCATGATAGAGGACGGAGTAATCCATACTCTATCTGAGGTTGAGTTAATCAAAGAATACATTAAGGGTTACATAGATACGGAGGAATTTTATGCGATGTAAATCTTGTAATGAGGTGCTGTCTGAGTACGAGGCAAGCACGAAGTCAGCAGAGACTAAGGAGTTCCTAGACTTGTGCGTCAGTTGTGCGAAGGACACAGGCGTACACAGCTACGGTAACACCTCATTGATGCACGATTACGAGGACTACCCAGAGGACTTAGACCTTGACAACATAAGCGGAGTACTCTACGGTGGTGTCAGCGTAGACGATCACTAACTAAAGGAGAAACAAAATGGATGATGAATACTACGATCAAGATGGACACGAGTACGAGATGACAGTAGCACAAGAGGAGGCATGGCAAGAGGAGTCCTATCAGGAGGGGTTGCTGTCTGATTTGTACAACTCAATCAATGGCAATGACTACCCTATCGATAGGCAGATCGAGGTGCTACAACGTGCATTCAACGTGCGTGGATATAAAATTGTACCGGATCAGTAAATCCATGCTAAAATATTTAACTTAGTTATCAATTAATTATTACTTATTATTATTTATTATGAATAAAATAAAAACACATCAACCATGTAATGACTGTGGCTCGTCTGATGCTCTGACTTACTACGAGAACTCTACCTATTGCTTCTCGTGTAAGACTAGGCATTGGACAGGCGACAACAATCAAACACAAAGGAACAAGATGACACTCCATTCTACTAAGATGGCAGAACCAGATGACGATGCAGTCTCTAAGACTATCGTTGATCGAGGCATAACTAAAGCAACGTGTGAGAAGTATGGCGTTGTGCAGGACAGCAACAACTACTGGTTTCCGTATCACAATGGCAACGATGTAGTAGCGTACAAGAAGCGTGGTATTGCAGACAAGAAGTTCTCTACCGTAGGTGATTGGAGGGAGGGTGGCTTGTTTGGACAGCATTTGTTTAACAAGGGCGGTAAGTATGTAACGATAGTAGAAGGGGAGATGGATGCCCTTGCATGCTACCAGATGCTAGGCAGTAAGTACCCTGTCGTATCAATCAGGAACGGTGCAGGATCAGCAGGTGCTGACATCCGTAAGAACTATGAGTGGCTTGATAGCTTTGACTCTATCGTTGTGTTCATGGACAACGACGATCAAGGACACGAAGCGTCTAAGCAGATAGCTGAAGTCTTTGGTTCTAAGATCAAGGTGTTCAAGTCTACGTCAGAGTTCAAGGATGGTTGCGATTATCTGAGTCGAGGAGATGAGAAGTTATTCTTCGAGAAGTGGTGGCAGTCCGAACGATATGTACCGGATGGTATCATCGATGGATCTACCCTGTGGGATGAGGTGTCTAAGCCTGTCGAGAAGAGTATCGTTGACTACCCATTCAGAGGACTCAACAAGCTGTCGTATGGCATACGTGAGGAGCTTGTAACTATCACAGCAGGGTCAGGGTTAGGTAAGTCACAGTTCGTAAGGGAGCTAGTGTGGCATGTGCTGAAGAACACAGACGATAACATAGGGCTGATGTTCTTGGAGGAATCAACCAACAAGACAGCACGTTCTATCATGTCACTCCATGCTAACAAACCATTACACCTACCTGATGTAGAGTACAGCACTGATGAGTTGCGTCAGTCGTTCGATGCTACGCTAGGCACAGGTCGTATGTTCTTGTTCGATCACTTCGGATCAACGAGTATCGATAACATACTGAGTCGTGTTCGTTTCTTGGCTAAAGGTTTGGGATGTCGTTTCGTGTTTTTGGATCACGTGTCCATAGTCGTGTCAGCACAGGGGTCAGGTGATGAGCGTAAGTCTATCGATGAGATCATGACTAAGCTACGCATGCTTGTGGCTGAGTGTGGTATCTCGTTGTTCGTTGTGTCACATCTCAAGAGACCTGATGGTAAGGGACATGAGGAAGGTGCTGCCACATCTTTGTCACAATTACGTGGCTCTGGTTCTATCGCACAGCTTAGTGATCTAGTGATAGGCTTGGAACGTAATGGTCAGGATGACGATCCACTTGAGAGACACACCACTCATGTACGTGTACTCAAGAACAGATTCTCTGGACTCACTGGGCCAGCGTGTCGCTTGCTTTATGACTTGGATTCTGGTAGAATGATTGAACGTAAAGACGAAGAGGAAGACGTACTATGAGGTCAATCATCATAGACATTGAGACTAACAGTACAGCCACTCATATCTGGTGCGCTGTCACTAAAGACTTATCAACTAAGGAGGTAAAAGTATGGGAAGAGAGAGATCAATTAGCAGAATACCTAACAGAAAAAAGCACACTGATAGGACACAATATCATAGGGTTCGATCAGCCTGTGCTACAAAAAATCTGGAACATAGACACAAGCAATCACAAGATAGCAGACACACTAGTCATGTCAAGATTGCTAAATCCAATACTGGAAAATGGCCATTCGCTAAAGTCGTGGGGTAAGAGACTTGGAAACTACAAGGATGACTTTAAAGACTTTGACGGTGGCCTTACGGAAGAGATGGTCAGCTATTGCAAACAGGATGTTTCCGTTACCGAAACATTATATCAGCGTCTTAGCAATGATCTATTGGTATGGGGTGACTCACTGGATCTCGAAATTTCTGTCGCTCTTATCGTTAGGCAACAAGAAGAGAAAGGATTCAAGCTCGATGTTAAGAAAGCGTTATTCCTTTTGGCAGGTTGGAGGAAAAGACTACACGAAATTGAGGAAGAACTACAAGAAGTTTTCAGACCTATTGTAACACGCAGGTATAGCGAGAAGACAGGCAACAGACTCAAGGACAAAGTAGAAGTGTTCAACCCAGGATCACGCAAGCAGATAGCAGAACGTCTGATGGTCATGGGTTGGAAACCAACTAAGCACACAGAGAAAGGATCGGTGATTGTTGATGAGAAAGTATTACAAGCTATTGACTTACCTGAAGCTAAACTCATTGCAGAATACTTACTGTTACAGAAACGGGTGGCTCAAGTTGAATCATGGATTGACCATGCTGATAACTCCGACAGGGTTCACTCTAAAATCATCACCAACGGTGCAGTCACAGGACGAATGACTCATTCTAAACCTAATCTGGCACAGGTGGTTCGTGTTGGTAATCCGTTTGGTAAGGAATGTCGTGAGTGTTGGACAGTGGATCAAGGTAATGTACTGGTAGGCATTGATGCTAGTGGTCTTGAGTTACGCATGCTTGCACACTACATGCGTGACGAGGAGTACACCAACGAGATACTAAGCGGTGACATCCATACTAAGAACATGCAAGCAGCAGGGCTTACTAACAGGGATCAAGCTAAGACTTTCATCTATGCTTTTCTTTATGGTGCTGGCCCTGCAAAGATAGGTGCTGTCGTAGGGGGTGGTGAGCGTGAAGGTAAGAAGTTAATCGATAGCTTTCTAGCTAACACACCTGCACTCAAGACGCTTAGACAGAAGGTAGATAGACTAGCTAAACGTGGCTGGCTACCTAGCCTTGATGGACGTAGGCTTATTGTTCGCTCACCTCATGCTGCCTTGAATGTGCTACTACAAGGAGCAGGTGCAGTCGTAATGAAACAAGCACTAGTACTGTTGCATTCTAAGTTGAATCGTGGTATAATAAATGCTTCATTTGTAGCTAATGTTCATGATGAATGGCAGATAGAGACGAATGAAAAACTTGCTGAATCTGTAGGTCAAGCTGGCGTTCAGGCAATTCAGGAAGCAGGACTCACACTAGGGCTACGTTGTCCACTCGACGGTGAGTACAAGATAGGTACTAATTGGGCAACAACACACTAAGGAGAAGTAAAATGCAAGACTTAAAAGCAATAAAGGTAAAAGCTGATATCATGTGGGCTTTCCTTGACACACCTAACCAGATGTCTGAGAAGTATCAGGTTGATTTGTGTAACCTATCTGATGGTGCAGTCTCTGCACTAGAGGATCAAGGTATCGAGGTGAAGCGCAAGGAAGATAAAGGCTTCTATATTGTGGCTAAATCTAAGAAGTTTCCTATCAAGACTGAGATGCCAGATGGTTCAGGTGTATCAGGCAAGGTAGGTAACGGATCAAAGGGAGTAGCATGGATTAAACCATATGCTTACCAGTTCAAAGGTAAGGCAGGTGTATCCGCAGGTATCAACAAGCTAGTCATTACTGACTTGGTTGTATATGAAGCCGATGAGACATCCCTCGATGACAACTTAGAAGAAGCGTTGTAATGAGTACCCCGTCAATGCAGGATGTCAAAGCCCTCATTGATGGGGACATCCTAGTCTATCGTGTGGGATTCTCTATTGATGATCCAGAGGAAGAGAAGTTTGCCATCTCTAGAATGGGACACTTTATTGATAACCTCTTAAGCATAGAAGGGGTTGAGTCTTACTCTGGTTTCATTACTGGTAAAAAGAACTACCGACAAGAGATAGCTACCGAAGCCCCGTACAAGGGCAATCGTGCGAAAGCTAGAAGACCTGTTCATTACGACACACTACGTGAGTACCTGACAAGTAAGTGGGGGTTTGAATTAGTAGAGGGACAAGAAGCTGATGATGCAATAGGTATTGAAGTATACAACTTACCTAAAGATTCTTCTTGTGTTATGTCTATAGATAAAGACCTCGACATGTTACGTGGTTGGCATTACAATTTTGTCAAAGAAGATTTATATTATGTAGAAGAAGAAGATGCCATAAGAAATTTCTATACGCAGATATTAACTGGTGATCGTGTTGATAACATTCAAGGTCTTAAGGGTATAGGTATTAAAAAAGCCACTAAGATATTACAAGACTGTGAAGGTGAACAACAACTGTTTGATGCTGTGCTATCTGCTTATGATGATGACATCGATACACTAACTGAAAGAGCGAGACTACTATGGATACGAAGAAAAGCTGGGGAGATTTGGACACCAAAGACTTTCCAGAAATAGTTTATATAGAATGGTGGGACGCTTTGTCTGATTGTGGTTGGGAGAGTAATGTTAAACCTGACATTCATCCTGTATTAAGTATGGGGTTTGTTGTATCAGAGGATGACTCAGCTATATGTATCGCTGCTGCATTGTCTCATGAGCAATCTAACTCAAGGCTACACATACCTAAAGGCTGGATCACTAAGATGAAGAGAGTTCGTTTAAATAAATTCTTAGATGTAAGGAGAAAGAAATCAAAACCCAAAGTGCAAAAGCAAAAGGAAGAAAGCTACAGCAGTGGTTCCGAGATCAAATCCTCGAACTCTTTTCCTTTTCCAAAGACGACGTAAGATCAACTAGCATGGGTGCAGGAGGGGAGGACATCCTCTTCTCTCAATCCGCAGGAGACAGGCTCAAGATATCAGTAGAGTGTAAGTCAAGGGAGTCAATAGCTGTGTATAACTACTACGCTCAAGCTAAAGACAACTGTCCTGATGATAGAGAACCTGTGTTAGTTATCAAGCAGAACAAGACAGACCCATTGGTAGTTATAGATGCGGTCTATTACTTACAACTATTAGAGAGGACACTATGAGACACTTGGTAATTCCTGACACACAGTGCAAACCCAACAACTCATTCGATCATTTAGAATGGGCTGGTAAGTACGCTGTCAAGACTAAGCCTGATGTTATCGTTCATCTAGGAGATCATTGGGACATGCCTAGTCTGTCTGTGTATGACATAGGTAAGAAGTCTTTTGAAGGTAGGACTTACAATGATGACATCCAAGCAGGTAACAAAGCTATGGATGCCTTGATGAAGCCTATCATTCAGGAGCAGAAGAGACAGCGTGAGAACAAGAAGAAGGTATGGAAGCCTAAGAAAGTATTCTTGATTGGTAACCATGAGCAACGTATCGAGAGGGCTATCGAGTCAGACAGAAAGCTCGAAGGACTGATTGGATACGGAGACTTCAACTTGAAGAAGTACAACTGGGAGGTACATGATTTTCTATCCGTACCTATCATTAACGGTATAGCCTACAGCCATTACTTTACATCTGGTGTCATGGGTAGACCTGTTAGTAACCCTGGTCTGCTCTTGCAGAAGAAGCACATGAGTTGTATAATGGGACATGTCCAAGACAGGGCTATTTCTTTTAGTAAGAAAGCAGACGGTAAAGGAATCACTGGTATCTTTGCTGGTATCTACTATCAACATGACGAGGACTATCTAACTCCTCAGACTAACGGTAGCTGGTCTGGTATCTGGATGCTTAATGAGGTAGACAATGGCAGCTTTGACGAGATGCCCGTATCAATTAACTATTTAAGGAAACAGTATGGAAATTAATGACACATTATCCACAAGAGAAGGACAGTATGGTCAGTACAGAGTGGTTAGCCAGATCAGTCAGGATATAAAAAAGGTTATGCGACAATCACCTAACTACTATGTCATGCCTAACTATGCTCGTGAAAGTTTAGACATGATAGCTAACAAGATGGCTAGGATACTTAACGGTAACTACTATCTTAACGATTCATGGCATGATATAGGTGGGTATGCAGCGTTGGTTGTCATGACTAACGAGGACTTGGAGACTGAACGTGACCACACTGACGCTTGCTGAACTCATAGAGAAACTTAGTGTGTACGATGAGGTAGATATTGTAGAGTTATTAGACCTCACCTCATCTGACATACTGGATAGATTTGAAGATGTAGTTGAAGACAACTACGATAAACTTATAAAGGAAATAGAATGATGGATTTTTACCAACAGTACATTGCTAAGTCTAGGTACTGTAGATTTGTAGAAGCAACTGGGCGTAGAGAAGATTGGTTTGACACAGTAGATAGATACATGGACTACAT